GGTAATTCGGACCGCGCTCTCGCGGCAGTCTGACGGTAAAGTCAAAGCCTAAAGTGCTAAAGATGGATGCTCAAGTCGTCACCAAGACGGAGTTCGCGAAGCTCTGCAACGTGACGGCAGGGCGCGTGTCGCAATGGATCAGCGAGGGCAAGATCGGCCCTGGCGAGATGATCGGCGAAGGCCGCGCCGCGAAGATCCACGTCGAGCGGGCGCGGGAGAAGCTGAAGCTCCGCATCGACTCCGGCCAGCGTGTCGGCAACGGTGCCGAGACCAGGCTGGCCGCGATCGCGATGCCGTCCGCCGTTCCGGCCGACGACATCGACATCAAGCTGAAGCAGGCCCGCCTCGAACAGGCCGAGGCGACGAACCGCAAGCTGCGCGAGGAGGAGCTGGCGCGGCGCGGCGTATACGTCCGCGCCGAACACGCCAGCGCCGAGGCCGGGAAGCTCGCCTCGACCATCATCCAGATGACAGAGGGGGCCATCACCGAGATGGCCTCGGAGATCGCCGCCAAGTTCCAGTTGCCGGCGCGCGACGTGACGCACATGATGCGGAAGGTGTTCCGCCTGGCGCGGGCCCGCATGGCCGAGAAGCTGGCAAACGATGCGCTGGCTTCGCCGGACGCGGTCGAAGACGAGGCCTGATCTTGGGCACCGTCCTGGCAAATGCCGAGCGGCTGATGCTGTCTGCTGCGGCATTGGTGATGAAGCCGCCTGGAGAGGTCGACTACCTCCGCTGGGCGGTGCAGAACATCGTGTTGACGGCGCGCGAGAGCGCCTTCCCCGGACCCTACAGCGTCGACCTGTTCCCGTTCTTCACGGAAATACTGTCGGCGCTATCGCCCGAGGATCCATGCCGCACTGTCACGCTGAAGAAATCGGCGCAGATCGGCGGCACCGTCGTCGCGAACGTCTTCACGCTGGGGACGCAGGCGATGGACCCTTGCGACTTCATGTATATACACCCGACCGACGAAAACGCGGTCCGGTGGTCGAAGCTGAAGCTGAAGCCGATGCTGAAGGCCACGGCGGCGGTGTCGAGGCTGTTCCCCGAGCGCTCGCGCGACGGCGGAGATTCGATCCTGTTCAAGGAGAGAGTCGACGGGCGGGGATCGATCCTCATCTCGGGCGCCAACTCTCCGGCGAGCCTCTCGCAGGTGACGGTGCCGCGACAGGTTCAGGACGACCTGTCGAAGTGGACGCTCAACGAAGCCGGTGATCCCGAGCAGCAGGCCGACAGCCGCAGCCGCGCCCACGAGTTCGCGAAGATCTTCAAGATCTCGACGCCGCTGGTGAACCCGGGGTGCCGGATCACTCGCAGTTTCGAGGCGGGGTCCATGGAGAAGTTCCATGTGCCGTGCCCGGCCTGCGGCCACATGCAGCCCTTGGAATGGGGCAACATGCTGGCCAACCTGGACGAGGAGAAGCCGGAGGCCGCGCATTTCACCTGCGTCGACTGCGGTGTGGTGATCGAGGAATACCAGCGCCGCGACATGGTGCGGCGCGGGGTCTGGGTGGCGGAGAACGCGAAGGCCGCCCGCCAGCACCGGAGCTTCTACCTGTGGTCGGCTTACTCGCCGCTGCAAAGCTGGGAGACGATCGCCCACGAGTGGCTCAAGGCCAAGGGGAATCCTGCCGCCGAGAGCGTATTCCTGAACGATACTGTCGGCATCGTGTACGATGCGAAGGGTGAAGCGCCGCCGTGGGAAGAACTCCGCGACCGGGCCTCAAAGGCAACCCTCGAACGCCGCATCGTGCCGGCGTGGGCCGTCGTCCTGACGCTCGGCATCGACGTGCAAAAAGACCGCGTCGAGTGGCAGCTCGTGGGGTGGGGCAGGGACTATCGGCGCCACGCAATCGAGGCTGACGTGATCACCGGGCACATCTCGGAATCCGAGTGCCGGGCGGGCCTCGACATGTTGCTATCCATGGAGTGGAAGAACACCGCCGGGCGGATGTTGAAGCTCGACCTTGCGGCGATCGACGGCAACGCATGGACAGAAGACGTCTGGGGCTGGGCCAAGCGCCATCCGGCATCACGGGTGATCATGGTGCGCGGCGTCGGGTCAGATTCGGCACCGCTCCTGGCCCGTGTCAAGCGCGAGCGCAACCGTCAGGGGAAGCTCGTGAAGTATGTCGGGCGGTTCTACAATTTCGGCACCAGCGTCATGAAGATGTTTCTCTACCGGAACTTGCCGAAGCAGGATCCGGCAGAAAGAGGCTACGTTGGGTTCCCGATGGGAATGCCGGACGAATATTTCCGGCAACTCACCGCCGAGCGCCGCACGGCCGTGAAACGGCGGGACGGGTTCACCAACTACAAGTGGGTGAAGGATCCGAACCAGGCGAACGAAATGCTCGACACGATGCTGCAGGCCGAGGCCGCGGCGATCAAGCTCGGGCTTCGGGACATGCCGGACAAGGTGTGGGACCGCCTCGAATCCGAGCGCGGAACGCCGCCGGCGGAAGCGCAACTCGATCTTGAAGACATGATGGGCCCGGGCCGTTCGCCGGGCATCCCGAAACCCGCCCCGCCTGCAGCGAAAGCAGCGGGCCGGCGCATTCGATCAAAGGGAATCTGATGGCAGGGATCACGCTGGCGACCGCCCAGGCGCAACTGCAGCTTTGGCTCGATGCCGATGCTGCCGTCGCCACCGGGCAGAGCTATTCGATCAAGGATCGCTCGCTCAGCCGGGCCGATGCGTCCGAGATCACGAAGAAGATCGATTACTGGAGTTCGAAGGTAGCGATGCTCAGCCGCGCCCAGTCGGGCCGGGGGCGCACCCGCTATGTGGTGACGATGTGAAGGTAACCCTTGGATCTCGGTCTATCGACGTGAAACTGTCTCTCGGCGACCGTCTTGCGTCCTTCATCAATCCGTTGAAGGGGATCGAGCGCATCAAGACGAAGACGCTGGCCATGGCCTCCGGCGGCTATGTCGGCGGCGCGCGTGACCGCCGCTCGATGCGGAACTGGTGGACGACGGAGACATCGGCGAACAACGACATATCGCCGGACCTGCCGAAGCTCCGCACCCGGTCCCGCGACCTGATCCGCAATGTTCCCCTGGCGACGGGCGCGATCTCCACGGTGGTCACGAACGTGGTCGGTGATGGGCTGGTGCTGCAGTCGCAGATCGATCGCGATGTTCTCGGTCTCGACCAGGAACAGGCCGACGCATGGCAGAAGAAGGCGGAGCGGGAATTTGCGATCTGGGCCAAACGGCCTGACTTCACCGACCGGCTGAACTTCGACGCGATGCAAGCCCTGGTGATGCGCTCGGTTCTGGAGTCCGGCGACGTCTTCGTGGTGCGCCGCCGGAGGCTGGACAAGAACGACACCTATGGCTTGAAGCTGCAGTTGGTGGAAAGCGACCGCGTTTCCAACGAGAACTTCAAGATCAACACCATGTCGGATGTCGACGGGGTGAAGCTCGACAGGGACGGTCGCCCGGTCGGATACACGATCTCGAACATGCACCCGGGCGATGTCGCGTGGGGCGCGAAGCGGGAGTGGAAATATTACGACAAGGGGTCGACGGTTACCGGGTCTCCGCTGATCATCCACCTCTACGACCAGCTGCGCCCCGACCAGGCCCGTGGCGTTCCATATCTCTCTCCGGTCATCGAGGCCATCAAGCAGCTCGGCGACTATGCCGATGCGGAGATCCGTGCCGCAGTGATCTCGGCCATGTTCACCGTATTCATCACGCGGCCTTCTCTCGACGACGGCAGCGATGCGCCGATCGTCGGGGAAAATACCGCATCGAACATCGACCCGCAGAGCGAGATCACGCTCGGGGTTGGCGCCGTGATCGACCTGGCGGAAGGCGAGAAGCCGGAGTTCGCCGATCCCAAGCGCCCGAATACCGCCTTCGATGCGTTCGTGACCGCCATGTGCAGGCACATCGGCGTCGCGCTGCAGCTTCCCTATGAGATTCTTCTGAAGAGTTTCACCGCCAGCTATTCCGCGTCCCGCGCGGCCCTCGAAATGGCCTGGCAGTTCTTCCGGTCGCGCCGGAGCTGGCTTGCATGGAATTTCTGCCACCCGGTCTACGAGTGGGTCATCACCGAGGCGGTCGCCTCCGGGCGCCTGGCGGCTCCCGGGTTCTTCTCCGATCCGGTGATCCGTGAGGCGTGGCTCGGGGCCGACTGGGTCGGACCGAGCAGGATCCAGCTCGACCCGCAGAAGGAGGCCTCCGCGGACCTGATCGATCTCGGCATGGGGACGAAGACCCGGTCGCAGATCATCATGGAACGGACCGGCGGCAGCTTCGAAGCGAAGCACGCCCAGTTGATGAAGGAAGAGCGGTTGCGGAACGAGGCGGGCATGGCGACGCCGTCAAGCACCTCGCAGGCCCTGCAGCCGCCACCAAATGATAACTCCGGCCAGAATGGAGCCAGCCAATGATGTTGCCACGTATCGCCGCGAGGCTGTTCGACACGCCGCTCATGGTTCACCCGGGGAAGGCGCGCGCCATCCTTGCCGCCATTGGCGGGCGGGCCATTGGCGGGACCATTGCCATGAAGGGCGAGGCGGTCAATCACATCGCCTTCGGAAATGGCCGCATCGAAACCGCCGGCGTGATCGGCGACAAACTGGGCCGGCTCTACGATGCATCGAACATGAAGACATACGACGTGGTCGACGGCTGCGCCATCATCCCGGTCGAGGGCACGCTGGTTCACAAGGGCGGCTGGCTCGGCGCGTATTCCGGCGAGACGAGCTACCAGGGGCTCCAGACACAGGTAGCCCGCGCGATGGCTGACGAGTCCGTGAAAGGTGTCGCGTTCGAAATCGACAGTTACGGCGGAGAGGTCTCCGGCGCTTTCGAGACGTCGGACATGATCTTCGCCCTGTCCCAGGTGAAGCCGACCATGGCGATCCTCTCGGACTGCGCCTACTCGGCGGGCTATCTCATGGCGTCGGCCTGCCGGCAGATCGTCGTTCCAGAGGCTGGCGGGGCAGGCTCCATCGGCGTGATCACTATGCATGTCGACTACTCGAAGGCCCTCGACGAAGAGGGGATCAAGGTGACGATGCTCGCGGCCGGCGCACACAAGGCGGATGGAAACCCCTACGAGCCGCTGCCGGCCGACGTGGCCGCGCGCATCATGGCCAATGTGGAGACATCGCGTCAGGCCTTTGCAGGCCGCGTGGGACTTTATCGCGGCGCTCGCTGCACGACCGAACAGGCCATGGCCACGGAGGCGCTCGATTACCGGGGCGCCGAGGCGGTCGCGGCTGGACTGGCTGACGGGGTCGGACACCCGTCGGATGCGTTCAATGCTTTCGTGTCCGAACTCAACCGGGCTTGACGGCCCACTTTCAAGGAAACCCACATGACTGAGAAATCAGGACTGGCGGCCGTCGCAGCGGCCGCGGCGGGAACGGCTGCGGCAACACAGCCCGAAATGACCGCCGAGCGTCTGAAGGCCGACCATCCGTCGGTCTATGACGCTGTCTACCAGGCTGGCGCGACCGCCGAGCACGAGCGCGTGACCGGCATCGAGAAGGCGTCGATCCCGGGCCATGAAGCGATCATCGCGGCCCACAAGGCCGATCGCAGCAAGAGCCCGGCCGACGCCGCCCTCGCCGTGATCGCCGCCGAGAACAAGGCCCGCGCGGGCCAGCTCAAGGCGCTCGACAAGGACGAAAAGAAGGTCAGCGGACTCCGCTCCGAGGCATCGGACGAAGGCGACCGCGCGACCCGGCCGGAACGCCCCGCCCATGAGACGGCGAAGGCCGCCCGGGAATACCAGTCGGAGATGGCCTCGAAGGGCATCAACGTCACGGCCGCCGAGGCCGTCGCACACGTATCGAAGGAGGGCTGACACATGGCCAATAACCTGTTGAAGAAGAGCTACCTGGCGGAGGCCGCGATTGCAGCCAACGTCATCGTGAAACCCGGTGCCGCCGACTACGGCGCCCTCGCCGCCGCGGCGGTGTCGGACAAGTCGTTCGGCATCTCCACGGAGATCGCCGCCGCATCCGGCGAGCGTGTCGACGTGGTGCATGAAGGCATCGCGGACCTGAAGCTCGGCGGCACGGTGACCCGTGGCGACCTGCTGACGTCCGATGCCTCCGGGCAGGGTGTGACAGCGGCTCCTGCCGCCGGCACCAACAACCGCGTCGTCGGCGTTGCGCTCGTTTCGGGCGTCTCCGGCGACATCATCCCGGTGCTGATCCAGCCCGGTTCGTTCCAGGGCTAATAGGAGGTCATTAGATGGCTACTGCCCCGTTCACTGTCCAGCAGCGCCTGACGGCGATCTCGCTGGCCTACACCAACCAGGCGTTCATTGCGGACAGCGTGCTGCCGCGCGTGATCGTCGATTCTTCGGCCTTCAAGTGGTCGAAGTTCACGATGGCGGATGGGTTCACCATCCCCGACACCCGCGTCGGCCGCAAGTCCGCCCCCAACCAGATCGACTGGTCGGCGGCCGAGCAGAACGACGCGACGGTCGACTTCGGCCTTGAGGACGCCATCCCGATGGCGGACATCATGAATGCCGCCGCCGCCCAGTCGGTGCAGGGCGTCATGCCGATCGATCCCGAGGCGCGCTCGACCCAGTTGCTCACTGACCTGCTCGCGCTCGACCGTGAAAACCGGGTTGCCGCGTCGGTGTTCGCCGCCGGCACCTATCCGGCCGCCAATAAGACCACGCTGTCCGGCACCACCCAGTGGTCGGACTTCACGAACTCGGATCCGGTGCAGGCCATCCTCACCGGCCTCGACGCCTGCGTGATGCGGCCGAACGTGCTGGTGCTCGGCCAGGCCGTGTGGTCGAAGCTGCGCACCCATCCGAAGGTGACCGCTGCCGTCTATCCCAACGGCGGCAACGCCACGGGTGGTGGTTCGGCGATTGCCAAGCAGGCGCTCGCCGACCTGTTCGAGATGGACGAAGTGCTGGTCGGCGCCTCGTTCTACAACTCGGCGAAGCCCGGCCAGACGGCCTCGCTGGCCCGCCTCTGGGGCAAGCACTGCGCCGCGATCTACCGCGCACCGAACCTGGTCTCGACCACCTCGACGATGACCTTCGGGTTCACCGCACAGTGGGGCGACAAGATCGCCGGCACCATCGAGCGCGATCCGAACGTCGGCCTCCGGGGCGGCACCAGGGTTCGCGTCGGCGAGTCCGTGAAGGAGGTCGTCGCCGCAAACGACGTGGCCTACTTCTGGCAGAACGCGGTGGCCTGATATGGCAAAGGGCATCGCGCTGAGCCGGGTCGAGCACGGGATGCTCGGCAAGGACGGAAAGAACGTCGTCGTCGTGTTCAACGAGGGCGACAAGGTGGACCTGCCGGACGATGCCTTTGCGGCTCTCGAAGCCGTGAAGGTCGTGGCCAAGCCGCGCGCCGCGGCGCCGGCGGCATCGGAAGGTTGACGTCATGGGTGTCGAATCCGCCGCCGACCGTGCCTCGTTCATGGCGCTGGCCGGGTTCGGCACCCGTGTGACCTACACCCCCCTGTCGGGATCACCGGCCAGCTTCAACGCCATTTTCGACAATGCCTACCTCGCGGTCGAGGGCGGCGGCGAGGCATCGGTCGCCTCGCTGCAGCCCGTGCTGATCTGCCGTGACGACGATCTCGCGGCGCTTGCCGCCGGGCGGGGCGTCTACGGCGACAGCGTGGTGATCGCTGGAACCACCTACAAGGTCGTAGACCTCCAGCCGGACGGGACAGGCATGACCTCGATCGTGCTGGAGAAGCACTGATGGCCGACCACCTCAGAAAGCAGATCCGCGACGCGCTGCTCGCGGCGCTGACCGGGCAGGGCAACTGGGGCGCCAGGGCCTATGCCAGCCGGCGGCACCCGCTGACGGCGGGCGAACTGCCGGCGGTGTGCATCTACACGCTCTCGGAAGACTCGGGCCGCGATAGCGCCCAGAACCTGCAGCGCGTCCTCGAAGTGGCGGTCGAGGCCGTCACCCAGATCAACGACACGCTCGACGACACGCTCGATGTCATGTGCCGCGACATCGAGGCCGTGATCGGCGGCAACCCGACGCTGGGCGGCCTTGCCTACGAGGCACAGCTCGTCCGCACCCAGATCGCCCTGCAGCCTGCCAAGGGCGCGCAGATCGAAACCGGCTCGGCGGTGATGACCTATCGGGTCACCTACCGGACGGCCGTCAGCAACGCCACCAGCAACACCAGATAGGAGAGAACCCATGGCCACCCATTGGGGCAACGAGGGCGTCGTGAAGATCGGCGCCGTGACCGTCGCGGAAGTGACGGCTTTCAAGCTCGAAGAATCCGTGTCCCCCGTGGACGACACCGCCATGGGCGATGCCTGGAAGACCCACATCGCGGGGTCTGGCCTCAAGGAATGGTCGGGCTCGCTCGACTGCCACTGGGACGAAACCGACACGACCGGGCAGGGCGGCCTGACGGTTGGCGCCTCCGTGACGCTGAACCTCTATCCCGAGGGTGCGACGACCGGCGACATCTACTTCACCGGCACGGCGACCGTGACCAAGCGCGGGCTCGACGTTCCGATGGACGGCAAGACCATCAGCCGCGGCATCGAGTTTCTCGGCAACGGCGCCCTGACGCAGTCGACGGTGCCCTGATGAACGTCCTCGAAGCCGCGACGGCACACTGGGCGGCCCGCCCGGTTTGCCAGGTGGAGGCCCCGGAATGGGGCATCACCGTCTACTTCAAGACGCCGAACGGCATGCAGTTGGCGAAGGTCAACCGCGAGTCTAAAGGCGAACCGATCGAGGCCGCTGCCCGCCTGGTGGCGGAGTGCGCCATGGACGGCAACGGCCAGAAGCTGTTCAAGCCGCTCGACTACAAGGATCTGCTGATCCGCTGCGACCCGGCCGTGGTCTCGCGCATCGCCAATGCCATCATGGCGGAGGCGAAGCTCGATGCCGCGAAAGCGGAAAAAAACTCCGAAGCGATCCCGTCCGCCTGATGATGTTCCGCCTCGCGGACCGGCTGCACCAGCCGGTCTTCGTGGTGGAGTTGATGAGCTTCGAGGAACTCTCGGGCTGGATCGCCTATTTCAAGATCGTTGAACAGGAACGCGGTTGATGGCCACGACGGCAAGACTCGGTATCGACATCGTCGGCACCAACCGGACCGCCGCGGCCTTCAGCGGCGTGCAGCGGGGGTTGTCCTCGATCCAGCGCTCCATGAGCCAGCTCAAGGTTCTGGCGGCAAGCGTGGTCGGCGGCGAGGTGCTGGCCAAGTTCGTGCGCGGGCTGGTTGCCGCCAACCGTGACGTGCCGGAGGTCAAGACCGCGCTCGACCGGCTCACCGGGGCGTGGACGGCATTCGCGCAGAAAGTCGGCGATGCCGGGATGAACCAGGCGCTGGTCAATGTGGCCAACCGTCTGGGCGCGTTGATCAGCGGGTCGGATGGGCTCGCCTCATCGATCGGCCGGTTCATGGCCGGTGCCATCACCGGCATGGGCGCGGTGCTGGAGGGCGTCGGCCGCAGCGTCGCCTTCGTCTACGACAATGCCCATGTGCTGGCGCGATTCCTCGCGGCCTTCGCCATCGTGGCCTTCGCCCAGAAGGTTCTCGGTGCCATGGCGGCGTTCATCTATTTCGCGAAGTCGATCCGGGCGACCGGGATGGTCATGGCAGCGTTCTCGGCGATCAGTCGCTCCAATCTCGTGGTGTTCATGGCGCTTGCCGCCGGCGTCGCCTATGCCACCGGCTCGGTCGACCAGCTCAAGGCGGGGATCGACAAGATCTGGAACACCGCGAAGGACATCTTCCCGGGAATCGCCCAGGTGGGCCGGGAGGCCATGGAGGGCCTCGGCTTCGACATGGGCGCGCTTAGCGACAATTTTGTCGCGACGACCAATTACCTGAACCGGTTCGGCGCCGAAGCCGTGCCCGTGAAGGAAAAGGTCGATGCGCTGAGCAAGTCCACCAAGAAGCTCGGCAGCGAGCTTGGCACCGAATTGCCGCCCAGCATCACCTTCGCACAGGACAAGATGGAAGAGCTGGGATCCGGGCTCGGCGACAAGCTGTCGGACGTTTTCGGCAGCATCATCGACGGGTCTGCAAAGGCCTCCGACGCGTTCCGGTCCATGGCGATGGACATGCTGCAACAGGCGACACGGCTGGCGCTCAACGGTGCGCTCTCGGGATTGTTCCAGGGAGTGTCATCTGGAGGGGCTCTCGGGGGCTTCCTGTCTAACGTGTTTGGCGGGTTCCGCGCAGGCGGTGGATCCGTCTCCGCCGGCCGCGCCTATGTCGTCGGCGAGCGCGGTCCCGAACTGTTCATGCCCAGTTCCAGCGGCGCCATTCTGCCGAATGGAGCCAGCGGTCGGAGCGGGAACGTCAACGTGACAGTCATCAACCAGAGCCGCGCCCAGGTCGAGACCTCGCAGGACGCGAACGGCAACCCGCAACTGCTGATCCGTGACGCGGTACGCGGCGAGATTTCGCGGGCGATGAAGCCGATCCTCGCCGCTCAATACGGCATCACCCCGAAGAACCAGAGGCGCTGACATGCCGACATGGCCTCCGACCCTGCCAGTCGCCCCTGCGACCGGCGCAATGACCGCGCGCGCCGAAACCAACGTCGCCGAGTTCCGGCCCGATGTCGGCTCGCCCATTCGCCGCCGCCGCTACACCGCGAGCCGCAAGCTCTACGAGGCCGAGATGGTGCTGACCGCGTTCCAGCGCGCCGCCCTCGACAGCTTCTTCACGGACGATTGCGCCGACGGCGTCACAGGCTTCACGGCCCGCGACTGGGCGAACCCGGCCAGCCCGGTGCTGGTCAACTATAGCTGGCAGGGTCCGCCGTCTTTCTCGCATGTGGCGGGCGATGTCTGGCGCGTGTCGCTGTCCATCGCGCGGGAGCCGTAGCCCATGCCGATCTCGACCGCCGGAATGCGGGCGCTGCTGGCGCGCGAGGCTACCGACCCGCTCATCGTGCTGGTGACGATCACGCACCAGATGATCGAGCCGCTGCGGATCTGCAACAACCAGGTCGGCCATGACATCGTGTCGGACGGCCAGACGTTCACGGCGTTTCCCTTTACCGTCACCTTCGCCAGCGACACGGACGAGGCCCCGCGGGCGCGGCTGCAGGTCGCCAATACCGACAGGCGGATCGGCGCGGCGCTGATGCTGATCGCCGGAAACGTGCCGGCCGAGGTCCGCTTCCAGGCGGTGCTGGCCTCGACGCCGGACGTGATCGAGAAGAATTTCTCGAGGTTCGAACTGCGCAACGTGCAGATCACGCCGATCTCGGTCGAGGGCGATCTGCTGCAGCGGGCCTATGGCGCGGAGCCGTGGCCCAACGTGCGGGTTGTCCCGAGTCTGTTCCCGGCGTTGTTCGCATGAG